AGAATTCGGTGTTACTTTCCAGTATGATACATGGCGCGTTGAAGGTACTACAGGAATTCCAACAACTTAATTTATGATCGATTTTTGAAAGGAAGTATTATATGAAGATTCTTGGTTTTACGATAAAAAGAGAAGATGATGGTGTAGATGCTCCGCCATCTTTTACAGAACCGCAAAATAATGATGGCGCAATTACGGTAGGTAATGCAGTTGGTGGCTTTTATAATACATCTCTAGACATGGAAACTACTGCTAAAACAGAGTCAGAACTTGTCACAAAATATAGAACAATGGCTATGCAACCGGAACTTGCTAATGCCATTGATGAAATTGTAAACGAAGCAATCAGTGTCGACTCCAATGAGAACGTGGTCGAGATTGTGCTTGAAAGAACAAATCTACCTGATAAAGTCAAAGAGGCCATAACTGAGGAATTTAAAACAATTCTCAAACTCTTTGACTTTACAAATAACGGATATGACATATTCACAAAATTTTATGTAGACGGCAGATTGAACTATCATATAATTATTGATGAAAAGAATTTAAAAGAAGGTATTAAAGAATTACGTTATATTGATCCTCGCAAGATAAAATTTATTAGAGAAATGGATCTTAAAGGTAAAGATGCTGTTACTGGAATTCCTTTAAAAGTAGTTAAAAATGAATATTATATGTATTCGGAAACTGGTTATCAAGCGACTGGTATGGGCGGAGGAAGCAATACTGGTTTTAGAATAGCAAAAGATTCAATCGCTCGAGTTACCTCAGGAATTATGAATCAAAACAATTCGTTAGTTCTTGGCCACTTACACCCATCTATAAAGCCTCTAAACCAATTACGTATGCTTGAGGATGCAACAGTTATATATACTTTGACTCGCGCACCAGAACGTAGAATCTTTTATATTGATGTTGGTAATTTACCCAAAGCAAAGGCCGAACAATATCTTCGCGACATGATGACAAGACACAAAAACAAATTACAATATAACTCGACCACTGGTGAAATGACCGATGCTCGTAAAATGATGACAATGACTGAAGATTTTTGGTTCCCGAGACGTGGCGGTGAAAGATCAACTGAAGTAGATACATTACAAGGCGGTTCGTCACAGGCCTTAAGTTCAGACGAAAATATGCAATATTTTCAACGTAAATTGTATAAGTCATTAAAAGTGCCACTTTCAAGATTAGAACCTGAATCAAGTTACTCTTTTGGTCGTGTATCGGAAATCACTAGAGACGAAGTTAAATTCAGTAAATTCATAAGACGAAGCAGATCGCGGTTTGCAGAAATATTCAATGTTGTACTTGAGAAACAATTGGTTCTTAAAGGTGTATTAGATCCTGATGAATTTGCGACCCTAAAAAATGATATAGGTTACGACTTCATAAAGGAATCGTATTTCGAAGAACTTAAAGAAGCAGAAATTATTCGTGAACGTTTGAATACCATGAGAGAAATGGATGAATATGTCGGACGTTATTATTCTGAGGCTTGGGTACGCAAAAATATTCTTATGCAATCAGAAGAAGATATTAAAGAAATCGACGAGGAAATTGCCAGCGAAGTAGAAAAAGGCGATAACTTGGATGACTTCGGTGTAGACATTTAAAATACACAGAAATTTAATATATTTAGGAGTTTAAAAAATGAGAATTACCGTAGCATGCCCAAAACAACTGCAATCAGATTCAAACCAACTTGCCATGGCTATAGCCTTGAGTGTCGCTGACGTAGATACGTATAAAGATCTTTCATGGCAAGACGCGGAAGGTAACCTGTACGCTGTCGCTAGCTTCCCGACAAATGATACATGGATTAACTTCGCTCAGAACACGCTTAATAGACCCGCGTGGGATATTGACAGCGTTATTGATATGGACGCTGTTGCCAGAGCGCAAGGTGACTTAGTGTTTAGTGATACAGCAATAAAAGCCGTTCCTAATAAACTTACCGCATGTTTAGGAGATAACGGCTTGGACGTACTTTTAAATATGGGATTGTTTACGAGTTCTGATAATGAGCTTTAACAGTTTATTCGCAAACGGCGAACGCGGGTTTGTCTATGAACCTTACGACCCCACCACGCTATTTCAAGACTCTGACGGTAATACGCCAGTAGACTCCAGTGGTCAACCAGTAGGTTTAGTACTAGACAACTCAGGTAATGTTTTAAACGGTACTCAATCAGTATCAAGTAAACGACCTACCTATACAGACACCCCTAGCCGTCTAGTACTTGATGGAGTTGATGACGAAATAGTCGTAGTAATACCAACAGGTGGCTTTGTTGGTTCGTTGGTAGTTGCAACGGATGAGGGTACAGCAAGCTACGGCGTAGATATACCAGCAGGCAATTATACGATTGCTGGTCAATACTTTGCAGGCAATAGCATCAACGGAGTATTGTTAAGAGAAGGTTCGGTAAGTGAATCTGAATTGACATCAGTTGAACAGACTTTTGTGAATAATGGTGCAACAGCTAGTTACGTAGGGGTTAGTGATTTTACGCAATTTTGGCGTAATAGGAGTGACATAACGCAGTTTCCAATCCTTGATACGTCAAGTGGAACTATTTTCTATCGTACTTGGCGTGAGTGCTCAAGCCTCACTAGTTTCCCACTACTCGATGTTTCCAATGGAACTGATTTTGGTACTACTTGGTATGAGTGCTCAAGCCTCACAAGTTTTCCAACCCTTAATATGCCAAGCGGAACTTCTTTTAATTTTACTTGGTCCGGTTGCAACAGTCTCACAAGTTTTCCACTAATTGACATGCCAAGCGGAACTTCTTTTAGTTCTACTTGGCAAGGTTGCAACAGTCTCACAAGTTTTCCACTAATTGACATGTCAAGCGGAACTTCTTTTAGTTCTACTTGGCGTGAGTGCTCAAGCCTCACTAGTTTCCCACTACTCGATGTTTCCAATGGAACTTTTTTTAGTTCTACTTGGCAAGGTTGCTCAAGCCTCACAAGTTTTCCACTAATTGACATGCCAAGCGGAACTTCTTTTAGTTCTACTTGGCAAGGTTGCTCAAGCCTGACAAGTTTTCCATTAATTGACATGTCAAGCGGAACTTCTTTTAGTTCTACTTGGCGTGAGTGCTCAAGCCTCACAAGTTTTCCACTACTCGATGTTTCCAATGGAATTTTTTTTGCTAATACTTGGTTCGGTTGCGACAGTCTCACAAGTTTTCCACTACTCGATGTTTCAAGTGGAACTTATTTTGGTGGTGCTTGGCAGCGTTGCTCAAACCTTACAAGTTTTCCAGCTAACTTTTTCGATAACTGTTTAGGTACCAATTTCAGCCTTGCTTTCTCTTCCACAAACCTTTCACAACAAAGCATTGACGACATACTAGTCAGCATCAACACCAACAATACAAGCGACGGAACATTCAATCAATCAGGCGGCTCTGCACCTAGCGCAACAGGCGAAGCTGCAGCGACAGATATGCGTAACCGTGGCTGGACAGTAGAGACAACTCAACCTACACCGCCTCAAGAATTAACTTTGATTGTTGCAACACAAAATACTGATGCTGGAACTGTGGAAGTAAAACCTTCTCCACCTATATTAAATTTGATTGTTGCAACACAAAATACTGATACTGGCACTACTACAATATCAGAATCTCAAAGATTAAATTTGATTGTCGCAACACAAAATACTGTGACGCAAAATATTATCGTATCACCAGGACCGCAGCAACTAAGTTTGATTGTTGCAACACAAAAAACTGATACTGAGACTGCTTACGTAGGTCCTACTCCACAAAATTTAGAATTGGTTGTTGCTACGCAGAATACTGATGCTGGAACTATTGATGCAACAAACGTTTTTAGAACACCAGTACAGCAATTGGATTTGATTGCGGCAACACAAAATACTGTAACTCAAAAAATTACTGCAAGTATTGTTGAAAGACCAGAAAATACAGACATTATTACAATAGAAACATCTCAAGCACCAGATGCGAAACCAGTAGCAAGGAGTCTCGTTGTCACGACAGGCTATCAAGAACTTATAAAAGTTCCGAACTACAATGTACCAGAACTTATATTTGGTGGATCTAATACTATTAAGAACGGAGTAGGAGAAGTAATCAGTCCGTTGGTGTTGTGCAATACTACTAATACGACAGCTATTGTTGACGTTGAAACATATCGATATGTAGAAAATACTAAATATTACTTTATTAAAAATTTAAACATTCCAGCATACGAAACGATATCAATACCGCTGAATGGTCAATTCTTTAAAACTGGTGATATGTTACAAATAAAAGGTTACACAGAGTTTGCTGTTCATGCCATTCTTTCATTCACGCTAGGACAATCTGAAGAAGATGATGTGTAGACTAATGCTGTCTCATATAAAAATTCGCACAACAGAAAAAATTATAATTATAAATATAGATATAAAAACACAACCAATTAAATATTTTAACCTAATAAAGGAATAAAAATGACTCAATTCGCTTCCAATGCAGTACTAATTAACGGGCCGCAATACCTTTCAGATAACGTAACCATATTGCATATATGTAAATCACCCTTAAAGTCAGATAATTTAAGTCAAATACAAGGTAAATCATTCGCCTCAGTAGCATTTAGCAGTTCAGATATCACTATTGGATCCTCTGGAGATGACGTTACTGTAGCCACTGCTCAGAAAACTGGTTTAATACCTAGCGAGTCTGCTGACGTTAACGATGATATTGCTATTGTCTTTTGCTCAGGTACTGAAAATTTAGCATGTGTTGATGCAACAGACCGAGTATTAACAAACGAAAGTGGCGATACTCTTCAAATTACGGCTGGTGCAATACTTATTAACAATTGGTCTTAATTCCAAGACCAACGTCAAATTTTAAGGTTGTATAAATATTGTATGAGTATACATAAAGGATTCAAATGAAAACATTTAAAGAACTTCTTAGCGAAGTTGCACAACCAAGTTCTGGTGATGAAAAGGCGTTTAAAGCCCAACACGTCATTAAAGTAATACCACACCCAGTAGCTCTAGAAACTCAGTTCAAAGGTACTATACCTAAACAGAGGCGCCTTGCTGATTATTTGAAAGGTGAAGATGAGTATGCTTATGATGCAGCCACCAATATC